ACGGGGACCGGTGACTAACCCCCGTTTTAGTACTGGGGGTGTCACCTGTGCAGTATACATCAAGTAAAGGATACTGCACAGGGTCCGTGGTGCCCTCCAGCGAGGGCTTTTCTCACGGGGTAGGCTCCGGGTCTGCCGGAGCGGGTTCGGGCTCTGCTGGTGGGTTTGAGCCCGTTGGACGGACGTTTGGCAACTGAGTGCCGGGTTTTGCTAGGTCTGGCAGTTTTTCTGCCAGGGAGTCGCTGTTTTCTGGATCGTTAACGAATTCGAAGAATCGTTCGGGGCTGTTCGAGAATTCTCGCCGGACTTCGGCCGGGAGTTGTTCGAACATGCTGTTGGCTTTGGCGATCTGATTTTGAGCGGTTTGGAAATCAAATCCGCTAAGGTCGCCGTATTGTCCTCCCCACTGTTCCAGGTGGGAGAGCGTTCCGCTCCGTGCGTGCCTGGCAATGATTTTGTTGACGTCTGTCTGATCCTTAAAGGATTGTTTGGTTTGACCGTCTGAATAGTCTTTCGGTAGTTGCGTGAGTCTCACGCCTTCTTCGTTTCTCATGAAGCTCATTTCATTGTCTCCTGGCGTTCTCTAAACGCTTTAATTTTTTCTGGATTGGCCATTGCCCATCGTAGTCTTTGTTCATCGGTCATGGGTGGTAAATCCATTTGCTTCGTTACTTTAATTAGCTCTTTGCGCGCTGTCGCTTCGCTTACGTTTACGCTTGCCGCCAAGTCGCCTAGTTTTTGTGCCATTTGATTGGCGCTTTTGCTCAGTCCTTTAGCAAAGTCTTTGCTTGGTTTTGTTACGTTGTTCCATAGGCCTTTTAAGCCGCCTTTCACTATTTTGTCAAAGTTTGTTTTACCGTCGGTTATTGCGTCAGTCACCCCGCTAAAGACGGTTTCTTTGGGACCAAGTATTGCAGTCTCTGCTTTCGTCTTTGCTGTCTGTGCGTTGATGTTTGCTATTTGCGCCGCTACTAGTCCGGCGCTGCTTACACTTTCTCCCAGTTGTTTTTTCGTGTTTTCCATTCTAGCCTGGGCGCCGCCCGGCGTTGATGCCGGGCTTCCCAATGCCAGTATGCGATTGAGTCCTGCTTTGTCCAGGTCTCGTGCGGCCCGTTGATACGCCGTGTTGCTCATGCGTTCTTGGAACGCCCTGTTTAATGCTGCTTGTCGGGCGTTTGCCTGGTTGGCGCTGCTTTGTCCTGATTGTCCCAGCAGTCCTCCGACTACTGATCCTGCAGCGCCTAGTGCGCCGCCTAACCATGCTGGTGCTGGCATTTACTTCTCCTAGAAGTGGTCGATACCGCCTGGTACACCGTACAGCGGTAATGGTCGTGCTGCTTTGATGTCGTGCCAGATATCTGCGATGAAGTGCGGTTCTGATGGTACTGCTATGGCGTTGTCCAGAGGTGTTCCGGTGTTGCTCTGAATGAATGTATCTCCGAGACTCGGTTCGGTCGTAAACTCTTCGCTCACCGTCCAGGACGATAATGTGTTCGCTGCGTCCGGACGCATAAGTCCTGTGAGTTTATTGTTTTGGAACCTGTATTCGTTATATCGGCCTGTGTAGCCGAAAACGTCGTTTATCGTGCCACCGGCCATGTCGGTGTAGATTTCCTTGTTCAGGATGCTTTGTTCCCCGATTCCGGACAAGACGGGATAATAGAAATCATATCGTGTTGATTTTGCCCAGTAACGGTCCTGTCCTTGGGAATAAGTGATATCTCCCCTGGCATTTACCAGGGCCATGATGACACCGTGTTCCACGAAGGATTTTGTAAAGCTATGCTCGCCGACGCTGTATCCGTATCCAGCGAGTGCGCCTTTCGTGTTTTCGGCTGTGGCTGTTCCTTCATACGTTGTTTGCGGTACCGGTGTGATTCCTACCGTTTGGCTTCCTCCCCCAAGGTATACAGGGCGTTGAGCTGTGTAATCTGGGAATGTAACACCCCAATGCGCCTTAAGAGTTTCCACGTATCGTGTTCCACTTCTTGCATCTCTTTCAAGCAAGCGTTGAGTTTGGAACGCAAGACGTAATTCGTTGATGGTCGCTGAGGTTGCATTGGTTAAATCCGCGTATATGTCTGGGTAGCTCGTATTGCCGGTTTCTGCCTGGAATACCAGGTCAGTGTCTGCCGCTGTCCAATAGTTATCCATTGTGGTTGTTGGCGGGCCGCCGGTTTGGCGGGTTGTAATTGTCGCCGCTGTCGATCCCGTGTCGCTCACCTCGAGTCCTACGCCGACGAGGTCGGCTCTTGTACCCAGTGGTAAGTCTACTGCATCGCCTTTTTGCGGCCAGGGTAATGCGCTCGTGAAGTAATCGTGTTTTTTGGCCCTTTTGACCGGGAGACTAGGCGTTTCGCCGGCTCCGTCCGCAGGGTTTGCGATGGTATCAGGTCCGTTATCTGTCGCTACATTCAATGAATCTTGTAAATTTTCGTCTCTGAACCAATCGTTGTATATCAGCGCATATGCTCGAAATGGCAGTGCGCTTGTTGGAAGGTTATCCGGTATTACGTGGGCCCCGGCTCCATCGTCCAGGGGTAGACCGAAATAATCCCACAAGCTGGCTTCACCGGTCCGACTGGTGCTGTTAAAGGAGATTGCCGGTACCGTGAAGTCAATACTGTCCGCAGGGTCTGCTTGCGCGCCCATGAACCGCTCCCAGCTACCTTCTGATGAATCCCACAAAATTCTATACGGCACAAAGAAGTAGAACGTGTCTATGTACAGTGAATCCATTATCGGATGTAGCGGCGTTGCGAGTCGTGCAACGATGGTGGTTTTACAGTTCCATGAATCGCCTGGTATTACGTCCCATACGCCCATAGGGATTAGGAAGTCGGCGTCGAATGTGGTTTTTACGCCGTGTGATAGATCGAATGTTGATCTCGGTATATCCGCTCTCGGTACTTGTCCAAAGCGGTGTTGGCTTTTGCCGACTTTTGTACGTTGTGCCATTTAGGTGCCCTCTGTTGCGACTTTCAGGTCTGCTTGTTTTGGACTGCGGTCTGCTGCGACGCATTCCAGTCCGGTTGTGAGTTTTTCCAGTTCTTCGCCTTGCATTTTTCCGGTCGTGTCATTGAACGATCCGATTCTGTAGAGCGTGTAGTCCTCTGGGTGCTTGCCGACTTCGTGGTCGGCGTCTGTTGCTATGTCTTTAAAGCCTCGGACTGCTTGTCCGTCTGCTTGAGAGAAAAAAGGGCGCATGTATACGCCCGAAGCTACGTCGTAGATTGTGTATGCGTTAAGTTTCATGTTAGTTCTCTTTTTTCTTGTAGTGTTAGGTTGAGTTGTCGTTGGTATTTTTCGCAGAATTCACCGAATGTCTGCGGTGGGTTTTCGTCTTCGTCTTTTGCGACTTTGTATAGATCGTGTGCTATTTGTGATTCTGGTGTTCGTTTTAACCAGTCTTGCCATAATTTTTCATGTTGATCCATGTTCGTAGCCTCTTTTCAGTGTCTTTATTTGTGCTTTTTTGACCTTGTATCGGTCCTCTAGTCTTCGAGCAGTGCTGTCCTCACTGTGGGTACTGTGGAACTCTGCTCTAGATTTTTTAACCTTTCGGTAGGTGTCTTGATCTTCTTGTTTGAGAAGCGCGTCATAATATTTAGGTACGCTTTTATAGACGCCTCGTCCGGGTACCGGACATTCGTCTGAGGGATAGAAGTCCGTTTTGAATTTTTCATAGAACGTTTTTCCTATTCCGGGTTTGAGCGACATTGTTACGTATTCTGGTTGGAGCTTATAAAGCTCGCCTGTCTCGGTATTGACTCGTCCATAGTGTTCTTCGGCTCGTATGCCAGTAATCTTTTTCATGATGTACCTGGCTGTGTAGGCCGCTGTCTCGTAGGTGAGTTCGCCGAGGGTGCAAAAGCCTTTGCCCCATATCTCTGCTAGCGTGTCGCTGGTGTAGGTAATTATCCCTTCCTGGTCTTTGTATGGTTCTCGGTCATCGAAGTCGATGCCGAATAAGCAGGCGTGGTAGTGCGGCCTGCTGAGTTTTTCTCCGTATTCTCCGCAGTGGAAGTAACGGATTTTTTTATCTTTGTAGCGCCTCCTGAGTCGCTTCATAAATTTTTGGAAGTGTTCTTTGTTCAAGCTGCCGTCGCGCGGCAGGTTTTGTGGGTCGTAGGTCAGCGTTACGAAGGTATTTTCTTCGTGCATCTCCGCTTCGTGTACACATCGCGCTGCCCATTCTTTCGATTTGTCGATCCGACATCCCATGCATTGTCCGCATGCTACGTCGATCGCTTTCCCGGCGTCGGACATTCGTCTAAAGACGATGCCGTGTTCCGGGTGCTCAAAACCTTTAAGCGGGCTGTAGCATGGCATAGCTTATTCGTATTCGCGGACTTCAAGTCCGCACCAGGTGCTGATGCTCACGTAATACCATGGGCATTTAACAGCTTCATCTATAATTTGTTCCAACGTCATAGCCTGATGCCTCCGCGTGCCATATAACGGTTTTTCGGGTGCTCCTTCATGACGCCTTTGGCGAACATTTTGTTGGAGCGTGATCTGCTTAACTTTCGTCGTTTGCGCATTTTTATTCCCTTCGGTCATTTGGTTGTTGTCCCCTATGAACGGGGACCGGTGACTAACCCCCGTTTTAGTACTGGGGGTGTCACCTGTGCAGTATACATCAAGTAAAGGA